TTAGTGCATTTCTAAGTAAACCAGAGACGCCTGATCCTGATATGAATCTACCTAACCTACAGTTTTGGAACTGTATGGATTATGGGGTAGTTAGTATTAATAAGAAGTTCATTGGTAGTATGGACTTTGAATGTTATACCAGAGATCATGGTACTATGATGGGAACTTATGTTTGTACCATTGATAATTACCATCATGATCCTGATTATGTTGATTGGGCAACCAGTGAGAACCCTGCAGAACACAAGTCACATAATTTAATTGAACTGGTCAATGGACAGTATTGTTTGTATCCTAATAATAGACTTAGAATCTATGATAATAGTTTGACACCTAAGGAACCAAAGATGCCTGACTTCAAGGTTTCTACACAGTACTATCAGGTAGAGTGTGGATATGATAGACTTGGTATGGGTGATGAAGAAGAATACTTCTGGAAGACTGCAAAAGAAAGGGATAGCAACCCCTTAAAAAGTTCTGTTCAACCTGATCAGGAGAAAACAGATGGCAAACAATCCCAATCCAGATAGGGATGCAGACTATATGAAGGAGACATGGGGAACTACCAGTTTGATTACAGATTACTGGTCAAATCCAAAACCACAAAAAATGCTTCGTGAGATTGCTAATGATGATCTAACACCTAAGAAGCATGACTTTGCAGTTCAAAAGGAATTGCATGAAAAGATTCGTAATGATGATGATTATGATGACTGGGAGTATGGCACAGAACCTATTCCATTAACTGAGTTTTAGTGTCTAAATAATGGCAGTATTCTTGTGTGTTAAATAGTGCCTGTTGAAAGAATCAGTAAAGGATTCAAAGACATTAGTGGTTCTTTTCAGATCAATCCCCTCAATGAGGACTTAATTGCTCTGAAGAATGAGACTGCTATTGCCAGGTCACTTCGTAATTTGGTACTAACTGAGAAAGGAGAGCGTCCCTTTGCACCTAATCTTGGGTGTGGTGTGAATGCTCTCCTTTTTGAAAATATGGATAGTATTACTGCCTCTGTAGTTCGTGATGAGATTGTACAAACAATTGAAAACAATGAACCAAGAGTTGATTTGATTGATGTATTTGTCGATCCAGACTTTGATGGAAATGAATTGAATATTACAGTTCAGTATTATATTGTTGGTGCAGATATACCACCACAAGAATTAACATTCGCATTGCAGCCCACTAGGTAAATGCCTCTAGTAAATTTTAGTAACTTAGACTTTGATCAGATTAAAGTTTCCATTAGGGATTACCTAAAGGCAAACTCTAATTTTACTGACTATGATTATGAAGGGTCTAACCTTTCCACTATTATTGATGCGTTAGCATATAACACATACATCAATTCTTATAATGCTAACATGGTCACCAATGAGGTGTTCATTGATAGCGCCACACTGAGAGAGAATATTGTTTCTCTGGCAAGAAATATTGGATATGTCCCAAGGTCAAGAAAAGCAGCAACTGCAAATGTTTCTTTCTTAGTTGATGCTTCCAGCACCAATGCAGTCACCTTAACACTCAAAGCAGGTCTGGTACTGACCACTTCAAATACCTTTGGAAACACCAGTTATACCTTCTCTATACCCTCTGATATTACTGTTCCAGTAGATAGTACTGGACTAGCTATATTTAATAATATAGAGGTATATGAAGGCACTTATATTCAACAAGCATTTACTTATACCTCAAGAAATCCAAATCAGAGATTCATCCTGAATAATGCAGGAATTGATACATCACTCTTGACTGTTGTTGTAAGAGAATCCCAATCATCATCAGTCTCACGTAAGTATAGATTAGCAGATAGTTTATTTGAGGTTACTTCCACATCTCCAGTTTACTTTATTCAAGAAATTTCTGATGAGAGATATGAACTCTTATTTGGTGATGGCGTATTTGGACAAGCATTAGAAGATCCAAATTATGTCACAGTAGGATATATCATTTCCAATGGTGCAGAAGGAAATAATCTTAACAACTTCTCATTTGCTGGAAGAATTTTAGACAATAATGGAACAGTAGTAACTAATGGCATTTCATTGATTACTACAAATCAAACTTCTTATGGTGGAAAATCAATTGAATCTGTAAATTCTATCAAGAAGTATGCCACACAGATCTATGCTTCTCAGAATAGAGCAGTTACTGCAGCAGACTATGAGGCACTAATTCCCACAATCTATCCAGAAACAGAATCTGTATCTGCATATGGTGGTGAAGAATTGAGTCCACCATCCTATGGAAAGGTTTTTGTTAGTATCAAACCTTATAATGGTGTGTTCCTTTCATCATCCATCAAAGATAATATCAAATCTCAATTGAAAAAATATACAGTAGCAGGGATTATTCCTGAGATTGTTGATTTGAAATACATCTATGTGGAAACTAATAGCAGTGTTTATTATAATACAAACCTTGCACCGTCAGCTGCGGGTGTAAAATCTATCATCTCATCCAACATAGTCAACTACTCAGACTCCAGCGAATTAAATAAATTTGGAGCAAGATTCAAGTATAGTAAGTTCCAGAACATAATTGATAATAGTTCTGAAGCAGTCACTTCTAATATCACAACAGTGACAATGAGAAGAGACATGGAGGCAAGACTGAATCAGTTTGCTGAATATGAGATCTGTTATGGTAATAGATTCTACCTCAAGAATCATGGTCATTCAGCAGCAATGAACGGAACCATTGTTGGATATAATATCAAATCATCAGGATTCACTGTGAGTGGAATCAATGGCACAGTTTATTTTGGTGACCAAGCTAACTCAGACTTGAAGACTGGTAATGTATTCTTGTTTAAACTTGCAGCAGCAAATGAACCGGTTATAGTCAAGAGAAACATTGGAACTATTGACTATGTGAAGGGAGAAATCAAGTTGAATCCTATCAATATTCTTTCAACCAGAATAGTAAGAGGATCAACAAATATCATTGAAATTTCTGCTTCTCCTTACTCTAATGATGTGATTGGTCTCCAGGACCTTTATCTGCAACTGGACAACTCTAAGGTTGTAGTTAACATGATTGCAGATAACATTTCATCAGGAAATGATGTTTCTGGAAGCAACTACACAGTCTCTTCCAGTTACTCAAATGGTAGTTTGGTTAGAGGTACTCCAGTATTAACATTGGAAACTACCACTTCCACAACTCAGGTAAATAGTACAAATAGTTCCTACTAAGCAGCAAACGATAAATGGCAGTAGATAGAGTTCAATTTCAGGACATTGTTGCTAGTCAACTTCCTCGTTATGTAAGGGAAGACTTTCCTTTACTGGTAGAATTTCTTGAGCAGTACTATCTGTCTCAGGAATATCAAGGTGCTACACTAGATCTGGTATCTAACTTAGATCAATATGTAAAAGTTGATGAGTTATTCAGACTGAAGAACTCTACTGTTTTGCTGTCAGATATTTCTTATAGTGACACTACAATTCAAACCTCTCAGGCAGGGAACTTTACTGAGGGATTTCCTGAGAGAAATGGACTGATCAAAATTGGCAATGAGATCATTACCTATGAGTATAAGACAGATAGTTCATTTGTAAACTGCACCAGAGGATTTAGTGGGGTTACTTCATACACCACTTCTAATCAACCAGATCAACTTACATTTACTACTTCTGAGATAGATGAGCATGAAGCAGGCGATGTAATCTATAACCTCAATATTCTTTTCCTTCAAGAATTCTTCAAGAAACTAAAAAGACAAGTTGTTCCAGGATTTGCAGATAGAACACTGTATTCTGGATTAGACCAGAGAAACTTCATTTATAATGCAGATAGTTTCTACAAGTCAAAAGGAACTGATGAATCCTTTGAGATTCTTTTCCGTGCATTGTATGGTGTAGATGTTGATGTCATCAAGCCATCAGAGTATCTTCTGCGTCCTTCCAATGCAGATTACAAGATTACTCGTGACTTTGTAGTTGAAGAAGTTCTTGGTGATCCTTTAGATCTAAAGAACCTCACATTGTTCCAAAATCAAACTGGAGCAAGAGGTTCAGTATCTAATGTAGAACAGATTCAATATGATGAGGGACAATATTATAAGATTAGTATTGACTATGGATATCAGAGAGATATTGATGTAACTGGATCAGTTTTCAGTGAGTTCAAACCAAACCCACAAACAAAGATCCTCAATACTGTTTCATCAGGTTCAACAATCATTGATGTTGACTCTACTGTTGGATTTGGTTCAACTGGCAATATCATAGGAAAAGATGCTGATGGTAATATTATCACAATTCAGTATCTTGATAAGAATGACAACCAGTTCTTGAATGTAAGTGGAGTGTCTGCAAATCTTGCAAAGACCTCTACAGTTCACTCTGGTGAATATGCTTATGCTTATGTTGGACTGAATACATCAGAAACCATTCAGGTAAAGGTATCAGCAACTCTAAAGAATCTCAGTCTCAAAGATAAGACTCAGTATTTTGATAAGGGAGATAGAATCAGAATACAGTCCATTGGTATTGAGAGCGACAATGAGAAAACCAGAAACTGGTTGTATAATGTCAAATCTTATTGGAATGTAGAATCTGTTGAACTTTCTGATGACACTGAAAAAATTTATGAGATAAGAACTTTTGATGACCATTTCTTGAAGAAAGGATATAAAGTCCTCCTCTCAGATACCACAGATGGTTCTGAGTATACTGGAACAGTAACCAGAGTTTCTTCTGCAAAAATATTTTTTGCAAAGATTGGAACTTCAGTAAATGAAAGTCATAAGTTTGATGTAGAGAACTTACTGTTGAAGGGTTCATCAACATCACAGACTCAACTCAATGATGTAGTAGCAAATGTTCAGAATGTATACAATGATTTTGATGGACATGTAATAGTTGCTTCAAACTCAGTTCCAAACTACGACCAAGCAACAAATCCATATATTAGAAAGGTTACAATTACTGGAACTTTCACAAGCACTCAACTCTTGAGATTGAGTAGTTCTTCTGATCATGGTTTCTACACTGGTGATGCTGTTTGGTATAGTCCAGGAATTGTAAGAACAACTTCCACTACACCTGATGGAATTACTGTAACCACAGAAACTGAGAGTAAATTTGAAGATATTGATGAAGGCATTTACTATGTCTTTAGAGAAAATCAAAATGATGTAAGACTGTCAAGAAGTAAGGCAGACTTGTTTGCTGGTAGATACATCACTTTTAATGGAACTGTTGAGAATAACAAAATCTCATACTATGATTTCTACAATAAGGAATTGAAGGGGCAGAGATTATACAGAAGCATTCTTCCTCCAGTTGATAAGAGTGGTGATTTCAAAACTGCACCAGGTTACACTGGTATCCTTGTCAATGGTGTTGAAATCCTAAACTATAAGTCTATTGATACTATCAGTTATGGTGATCTTAGATCTATTGAAGTTTCAAAGGGTGGCAGTGGATATGATGTAATCAATCCTCCTGCTCTTCACATTTCTGATGAAGTAGGAACTGGAGCAACTGGAGTTGCTTGTGTAAATGGTCAACTGGATAGAATTGAAATCATTGACCCAGGTTTTGAC